TTTCTACTGTAAACGATTATAGTAAATTTGCAGACGCTGTTATGGACGTGGGGCCTTCACCCTGCGTCAGATACGATTGTCCTATGGTCAATGAATGTAAGACTGAAGAAAAAGAATGTTTTGCATTTAGAATATGGGTCAATAATGGTGGTGAGTTGAATGAGAAACAACAAGCTAAAATGGGAACAAGGTTTGAAAATATTAAGTAATGGGGTTGACAATGACCCTCACTTTTTTATATAATAATAACTGATGAGAAATTTAACAACTTTTAAAAGGAGAAAATATGGATAAAAGAAGTTATGACAGAAGTGAGTCGATAGACATATGTGGGAAACCATTTCACTTCACACCCGATAGGAAGGAATTCTTGGAAGCACTTTCCAAGACGTATCCCGAACAATCGGTTTTTACGAAGGAAGAAATTGAAACAGTGGGTTCATTCCCATATTGGGTCAAGTCTTCTAGATACAATTTTAGAGATAATGGGGTATTTAATTTAACCCAAGTTCTCAGTGGATACAATGGTGGGTATTCTGAAAATGCAGTTGTTCCACCAGTTGCACCTCAAGTGGTTTCTATTGCACCACCAGTTGCTCCACAAAATATGCCAGTTGCCGCTGCGACTGAGTCTGTTAATCTGAATGACAATGTAAAAATCATTCCCGAGAAAATGTCTAATTATGTTCCTTTTGGACACTTCAAAGATGTCAAGAACATAATCAAGTCTAAAATCTTCTTCCCAGTATTCATTACTGGTTTGAGTGGTAATGGTAAAACTCTTATGATTGAACAAACATGTGCTCAATTGAAGAGAGAACTTTTCAGAGTTAATATTACTATTGAGACTGATGAAGATGACCTAATGGGTGGTCACACTCTAGTCAATGGTAATGTAGTCTTCAGAGAAGGCCCTGTTATCAAAGCTATGAGAAAAGGTGCCGTCCTTCTCTTAGACGAAGTTGACTTAGGTTCTAACAAACTTATGTGTCTACAATCAGTTCTTGAAGGTAAAGGATACCTAATCAAGAAAACTGGTGAGTGGGTGACTCCAAAACAAGGTTTCACAATTCTTGCAACTGCAAACACTAAAGGACAAGGTTCTGAAGATGGAAAGTTCATTGGAACTCAAATCATGAACGAAGCTATGTTGGAAAGGTTTGCAATCACAATGCAACAAGAATATCCTCCAGTGACTACTGAGAGAAAAATTCTTTCAAAAGAAATGGAATTGACTGGTGAAGTTGATTCAGAGTTCGTGACCAAACTAGTAGATTGGGCAGACATAATCAGAAAAACCTTCTACGAAGGTGCGATTGATGACGTTGTCACTACTAGAAGACTGGTTCACATTGTGAATGCATACAGAATGTTTGGTGACAAACTCAAGTCAATCCAAATGTGTATTTCAAGGTTTGACGAAGAAACTAGAAATAGTATCCTCGACCTTTACACTAAGATTGACGCAGGTGTCGATTTAAATGAGGAAAACCCAGTTGACGAAACTGAGACCTCAGAGTATAATGATTAGTATGTTTGGAAAAAACAAGAAGATTGATTACAAATATAACGAGGGTGAACTCATTAAAGAGTTCTCCTCGTATATTGATTCGACTTACGACAAACATTACAGTTTAAACAAATACCAGTCCACTGAATTCATTATTGACAGTGGTCATGGGGAAGGATTTTGTATCGGAAACATAATGAAATATGCACAAAGATACGGAAAAAAAGATGGTAAGAATAGAGCAGACCTTTTGAAGGTTTTACATTATGGTCTATTCATGCTTCATGTTCACGATAAGGCAGAAAAGGAGGCTAAAAAGTGATGAAAATTAGTAATGAAACGAGAGATGTGTTGAAGAACTTTTCAACAATCAACCAAGGTATAAAGGTTGGTCAAGGAAATACACTTCAGACAATCTCAAATATGAAAAATATTCTTGCAGTTGCAACTGTAGAAGAATCATTCCCAACGGATTTTTCTATCTACAACTTACCCGAGTTTTTGGGTGCAACGTCTTTATTAGAAGACCCCGATTTTCAATTCGGTGATGCAAGTCTAACAGTTGCAGACAACAATTCCAGTCTTGCGTATTTCTATGCAAGTGAAGGTATGGTGACTGCACCCGAGAAAATGATAACAATGCCTGATGCAGAAATTGGTATTGATATCTCATCTACACTATTGAACGAGTTGCAGAAAGCAGCTAGTGTGTTAGGTGTTGGTGATTTGGTTTTAAGTTCAGACGGAACTACAATCAAATTGGAAGTGACAGATAAGAAGAATACAACTTCAAACACATTCTCAAGAATCGTGGGTGAAGGAAATGGTGTTTCATACACTATGAACTTTAAGATTGAGAACCTTAAAGTGTTAGATGGAAACTATGAAGTCTTAGTTTCGTCTAAAGGTATTTCACACTTCAAGAACAAAGATATTGACTTGGAGTATTTTATTGCATTGGAGCCTGATTCTAAATACAATGTTTAACCTATATATTAGTGTAAGTATTGTGCCAGCCTTTTACAATGCATACGGGAGTAGTCCTTCTCATCAATCTTCAAGGGTGGATTACACTGTAGTTTCGGAGGGGATTCTGCAACCATGAGTGAATTTTTATTCGTAGAAAAGTATCGTCCTCAAACAATTGAGGACACGATACTACCTCAGAGTCTTAAAGACACATTCAAAGAATTCGTCAATCAAGGTGAGATACCTAATCTTATGTTATGTGGTTCTGCTGGTGTAGGTAAAACTACAGTTGCAAAAGCATTATGTAATGAAATGGGTGCAGACTTTATCGTTATCAATGGTTCTGATGAAGGTAGATTGATTGACACACTAAGAACCAAAATCAAAAACTTTGCATCTACAGTATCCCTAAGTGGTGGTGCAAAGGTTGTGATACTGGACGAAGCAGATTATATTTCTGCAGACTCAGTTCAACCTGCGTTGAGAAACTTTATTGAAGAGTTCTCTTCTAACTGTAGATTCATATTCACTTGTAATTACAAGAATAGAATAATCAAACCACTACATTCAAGAACAACTGTAATAGATTTTAAACTAACACCAAAAGACAAACAAACACTTGCTGGTGTTTTCCTCACAAGACTCAAAGAGATTTGTGATTTGGAAGATATCAAATATGACGAAAAGGTTTTGGTCGAACTTATTCTAAAGTTCTTCCCCGATTTCAGAAGGTGTATCAACGAAGTCCAAAGATATGGTGTTGGTGGTGTTATTGACACTGGTCTTATTGCAACACTAGCCGAAGAAAAACTTACACCTCTCATTGATATGATTGCAGACAAGAACTGGAAAGGAATGAGAAAGTGGGTTGGTCAGAATAGTGATAATGACTTTGATACATTATACAGAAAAGTTTTCAATGCATTGGAACAAAGACTAGAACCTTCTAGTGTTCCAGCTGCAGTTCTTTTTATTGCAGACTATCAATACAAGTCTGCCTTTGCAATGGATTCAGAAATCAATTTCGTTGCATGTTTAACAGAAATTATGTCGGAGTGTAAATTCAAGTAATGGGTAAACTTAGAAAATGGTTTTTTAGTTGGTTTGATAAACAAGTCGAAAAGTCTTTTCAAAGACAAGCAAATAAATTGTTTGACAAATCGAAAGTTAAATATAATGACGGAGATAATACATGAAAGCATTATTCTTGATGTGCCTGACACTACTGATTAGTGGTTGTTCAACTCATTCTAGCACTCCTTGGAGTCCTAGTTATAAATTTATACCCATAGAAGAAGGCTCAGACCTAGAGTGGAACGATAAGTTTGACTCTGATGCATGGAGAGTAAAATTTAAAAGATGTCAAGAATTCTTGTATGAGGAAAATGATTCTTGGAATGGGTGCATGGATAATGACTCAGAATCAGTAGTGGAGGTAGTGTAAAATGACACAATATAATGACAGAGTCCAAAAACAAAGAGACTTACTAAAAGCAGAAGAGTGGTCAAAGTCTGTTAAATCAGTTCATGCACACTCACTTAGTTCAATGTGGTATGACACAAGACCACAAGACACTGAAGACGGAAAATCTGTAATGGATATCCAATATAACAGTGGACTTGTTGAAAGAAAAACACATGACGGATATACAGTTTACTTTGGGAAAGAACTCAAAGGTGATGAACTGTTATACGAATATTATAGAAATGTCTAAACGAAATCCTTTTGATTTTGTAAAGTCGGTCTCTTACGACAAAAAAGACCTCATGGTTGATGAGGTCGAAGAGAAAGCATATCAACCATTCTTAATTAACAAAGCATTATCTTATCACCAAGATTCTGTTTTTCTTACTAACGAAATGAATGTCAGACATGGTGTAGACAATCGTCTTCAATACATGTTTTTCCTAAATACTCTAAGGAAAAGACAAAGGTTTTCCAAGTGGAGTAAACCTTATGTTAGTAAAAAACTCGATACTTTAAAAGAGTATTATCAGATATCAACGAGAGAGGCAAAAGAGTATGTCAACCTGCTATCTGAGAAACAATATCGTGAATTGAAAAACAGAATGAAAACTGGTGGTAAAGATGATAGATGACCAAGATAATATAGTCAAAGACCTAGTAGAGGTCACATTTCCCGAAAAAGAGGACTTTTTAAAAATAAGAGAAACACTCTCTAGAATTGGTGTAGCTTCTCGTAAAGATAAAGAACTCTTCCAATCATGTCATATACTTCACAAACGTGGTAAGTATTATATAACACATTTCAAAGAATTATTCTTGTTAGACGGGAAACCTTCTAACTTAGACGAATCAGATATTGCAAGAAGGAACACTATAGTGTCACTTTTGGAACAATGGAACCTAGTGTCAGTAGTTAATGCGCACCAAGTATCTGAACCCAAAGCACCCTTAAGTCAGATAAAAATCATTCCATTTAGAGAAAAAAACGAGTGGAAATTGACAACAAAATACTCGATTGGGTCAAATAATACCTAAATATAGGGATTATAAATATAACAGGAGGAACTATGTTCTCAGCTATCATAGATTTCATTATGGGAATTTGGAATTTACTTATGGTAATTCCAGTGGTAATATCAATCTGTAGTGTGATTGTTGCTTTAACACCAACACCAGCAGACGATAAACTTTGGGCTAAAGTGTATAAGTGGTTAGAAGTCCTTGCACTTGCAATAGGTAAAGCAAAAGACAAAAACCCTTTGTTAGATAAATAAATTAGAGGTATATAATTATGGAAATTATCGGAATTATAGTTGTAGTTCTAGTAGTTGCTTACTTTGTTTCAAACAACAAAAAAGATAAAAAGGTTAAGGTTCAAGCACCAGTTGCAAAACCACAACCAAAAAAACCAAGTGTTGCAGAATTAAAGAAGTTAACTAAGAACCAATTGATTGAACTTGCAGAAAAGAAAAATCTGAAAGTCAAGAAGAGTGGTGCTAAAGCTGCAGTTATTTCAGAAATTCGTGACCAACTTTAATTAGTTGACAAAAAGTCATTTAGGGGGGACAGTGTCCCCCTTTTTATTATAAATAGAAGGTATGGAAGAAGTATTTAATTTGATAGGTGACGTTGGAGTTCCCATTGCAATGGCATTAGTCATGGGGTTCTTCATATTCATGGTAATCAAACAAATCTTCGAAGGGATAGTCGATAATATTAAGACACTTACAATGTTTTGTGAATCGTTAGAGAATCGTGCAAGAACAATGTCTAACGAAATGATAAAGATTGATATGCTAGTGTCAAGTGCATTAGAGTTAAGACCCGATATAGAGAGAGTTGCAAGAGCAGAGAACTTTATAGAGGACGGGAAACTTGATGTAAGAAGGGATTAACATGGAAGCCGAAGTCCCCTTAATTGTCGAACTAATAACCGATTACGGATTCCCAGTTGTTATGATGGTAGGACTAGGATATTTCGTATATTATGTATGGTGGTTTATTGGTGAAAAGATAGACCCCGAAATTGAAAAAATGCATTTTGCATTAATCCGAGTAATTGACCAAACTAGAATGTTAGACCAAGACCTCATACGTCTTAAAGAAAAGGTTGACGTAGTTCTAGAATATCGTGAAAATGAAAAGAAAAAGATTTCGGCAAAAACCATAGACAATGATTAAATATATTTTACCAATTTGTTTTATTTCAATTTTACTATCATTCCAAGTTCACGGAACGGAGATAGTTCACAAGTTTAAAAACCCTTCATTCTCAGGTATCGGAACGGGTGCTCATTATCTTACAATTGAGAACCAAGAGTCCAGCCGTAAGAAAGCAATAGAAGACGCATTGGAGTCTGCAAGAAAGGCTGCTGAAAGAGAAGCAGATAACACTACACTTGCAAAATTTATTAGGAACCTAGAAAGCAGAATCTATGCACAGCTATCTAAACAATTAGTTGAATCAATGTTTAGTAATGATGATGCATCAAGCTTTGGTTCATTTACACTTGAGGGAAGTGTTATAACATGGGAAGTTATAACAGGTGAAGACGGAACTGATTTTATAAAGATGACTATTGTCGATACCGAAGGAACAACAACAGTTATAGAAATTCCAGTCGGAACAGGAAACTTTGGACAAGACCCTGATGCGGGAACTGGTGGTGGAGATGGTTAAGTATTTACTTGCACTAACCCTTCTAATAAGTGGCTGTGCATCAGTCCCAAAGTTTACGGAAACACCCCAAGATTGTAGAAACTGGGAACAAGGTGTCCGAAAGGATATGGCAACTGGAATAAAGAAACCAGTCACAAGAGATTATATTTGTGTAGAGTTTCCCGAAGTTGTTAAATTACCTTCATACGTAGAACTTTTAAATCTTCCCCCTGCTGAAGAAAAACCTATTGTTGCAGTATATAACTTCAATGATAAAACTGGTCAGAGAAAAGCAAGGGAAGGTATTGCAGATTTCTCTACTGCAGTCACCCAAGGTGGTGTCGAAATGGTTATCGATGCACTTAAGACTGCTGGTGGTGGAACATGGTTTAGAGTTGTAGAACGAAATGGAATCGATGCGTTAGTCAGAGAAAGACAGATTATTCGTTCTGCAAGACAAGATTTTGCGAAAGCAACGGACACTGAGGCAAAAGGTGTCCAACCCTTACTATTTGCTGGAATTATAATTGAAGGTGGAATAGTAGGATATGATACTAATATCCAAACTGGAGGCTCAGGCGCAAGAACCCTCGGAATAGGATATAGTCAACAATATCGTCAAGATGTTGTGACCATTTCAATGAGAGCAGTTAGTGTTCTTACTGGAGAGGTATTACTTAATGTGCAAACTCGGAAATCAATACTATCCGTGGGTGGTGGTGCAGACTTATTTAAGTTTGTAGAACAAGGAACCCAACTAGTAGAGATTGAAGACGGAGTGGGAAATAATGAATCAGTGACTTATGCAGTGAGAACTGCTATAGAAGCTGCAGTGTTAGAATTGGTTTACCAAGGACACGATAGAGGTTTTTGGAAAATAACAGATGGACATCGTCACCCTCATCAAGCAGATGGGACTAACGAACTCCATGATTTAAATACAGAGGAAAACGAAAATGAATAAACTTATTAGTTTTTGCTTAATTGCAATAATGTCGACACCAATTCTTTTCGCACAATCCACTGATGATAACGAGATTAAGATTACCCAAACAGGTGATACTTTAGACTTGTATATAGACCAAATTGGATTTGGTAATAAGATAGGTTCTGATGCTAGTGCTACAGGAGCTATGACTATTACTGGTGCAACTTTGGACTTTGATTTGGATTTTATAGGAAATTCAAATACTCTGTTCGGTTCTGTTGAAGCAGACAGTTCAGTATATAAACTAGACTTTACTGGTGATTCAAACAGTATAGACTGGTTAATCGGAGATGTAGGAAGTGCAGATTCATCGGACATTAACTTTGATGTCACTGGAAGTAGTAATACTTTTGACCTTGACCAAGGTAGTGTGTATAGTGCAGAGAGACTTAATTCAGACTTAATACTAATCGGTAGTTCGAATGTTTTTGATATTGATTGGGAAAGTGATGACTTAACTTGGGACTTTGAAGTCACGGGTTCAAGTAATAATATTAACACACTTCAGTCAGACGGGGAACAATCTTTGGTTGTTGACCTAGACGGAGATAGTGCAGATATGGATATTACACAAATTAGTGGAACATGTTCGCCGTCAAACGCTTCATGTGCAACACCTAATGCACTAATTACATTGGATATTACAAGTGATAATGCAACAATCCAAATTACTCAAAAAGATTCATCTAGCGATAGTAATTAATCTTATGTTTATCAGTGGGGTTGCATTCAGTGACCCCATTGGTGATATCGTAGAGTCAATTGGACTCGGAAAAATTACACGTCAAAATACAGATTTCATATCACCTGAAATAGGTTATGATATTGAATTGTATGACGTTGCAGAAACAGTAAATGGGAGAATGAAGATTGAGTTCTTAGACGAAGAAGAACTTGACTTAATCGAACATACAATTGTATACATTGACGAAGTGTATTACGACCCCGACCCTTCTAAATCAAAAATGGCTATGAGAATGGTGCAAGGAACGGCACGATTTGCTTCAGGTAAGGGAAACAAAATAAAGAAAGCAAACATAGACATATCAACTCCAACTGCTCAGATAGCAATTAATGGAACAGAATTCACAACAACTATTGACGAACTAGGAAGAACACTTGTTATACTTTTGCCTGACGAAGACGGAATAACACCTTCAGGTGAGATTAGAGTATATAACGAAGGTGGAGAAACTATACTGAATAAGGCATATCAAGCAACAATGGTATCAAGTTTAGACCAACCACCAACTCAATCAGTAGTAATAAACAATTTAACAGTTAATCTCATTGACAATATGTTTATTGTTAACCCACCACAAGAAGTAAAACAAGCAGTAGAGGAACAGGCTTCAGATGACCTTGATGAAGACCAAGGTGTTCTTGATGTTGATTTTCTAGAATTCAATGAATTAGAAAAAGATATAGATGATTATACAGATGAGAATTATGATGCAAGAGGAAGTAGACTAGATATAGATTTTCTAGATGTAGACTTCCTTACAGATTTATTAGACATAGTAGAAGCATTAGAAAAGACAACTGTAAGTCTTGGTGATGCACAAAAAGGACAAACAGGTGATTATGACCTAAAGGGTGCAACACTTGGATTCAACAAAGATTCACAATTTAACGTATTTGTAGAAGATGGAAACTTATATCTGTATAGAAATGTGAATGGTGTTATTGAAATAACCATTGCATCAGGTGGTTCAGGTTTCGTAGACACTAGGGTAGAAGGTTGGGAAGGTATAATTGAGTTCGGAAATGGTGACCCCAGCATACGTATCTTTATCAATCAATCTAACTAAATAATACATAGGAGGCAACTTATGGATACTTTAATAAAAGTCTTTAAGTGGCATGAGAGAAGAACCGAATGGTGGTTAAACGAATTCGGTCTGACTCAATATCAAGCTATGTGGTTTGCATGGTGTAAAGGTATATTAACAATATTAATATTACAATGGATATTTTAAAGAAAACATTTCTTATCATAGGGATTTCTATAATCCCTATGTTTTCTTATGCAGACGATAATCACGTTCATGTAGAACAAGTCAATGGTGGTGACAATGCAGATTTATCAATTGACCAAATAGGTTATAATAACCTTGCACGTTTTTCTTTTGACCACCAAAATAATACAATAGACCTTTTACAATCAGGAAACAATTTGTATATTGGTTGGACTGATACATGGGGTTCGGGTAAAAGTTGGGGTGGTGATTTAGACGGATATAATAATGAATTAGAAGTTAGACAAAAATGTTCTGTCACAAGTTGTAATGATAATGATTTTGGATTTCATATATGGGGTAATTACAACCAAGTTGTTTTTGGTCAAGGATATGAAATCAACAACTCACTTACACCTACTTGGAGTTATGACGGAACGGAGCCTGGTGGAAACTATGTAAGATTAGATATTCATGGTGACTACAATGACTTTAAAGGAAGTCAGAAACAAGATTCAGATTCAATAAGTCATTCAATGACTTGGAACATTTATGGTGATTACAATGACGTATTTTCAAAACAATTGCAGAATGGTGATAAGACACTTACTGGAACAATTAACAACGATTACAATGAAGTTAGTGTAATTCAGAAAAAGACTGGAGCTCACACTGCAACAATAACACTAGACGGAACATACGGAACAGATTTAACCTTAGTTCAAACAGGTGATACTGCACAATCATATACACTATCTCAAACATGTAATACAATAGGTGGTTGCACTTTAAACGTCACTCAAGGTAATTAATGTATTCGTGGAAAACAGTTGTAATAACCATAGGGTTATTATTCGGTCTTAAGATATGGAATCCCTATTTCATAGAAAATATATCATGGTCTTATTTTGATTATCTACACCAATCTCAGGAAGTAGTTCAGGTAGACAATATTGTCTTAGTAGATATAGACGAATCTTCACTTGAAGTGTATGGTCAGTATCCTTGGCCAAGGTCTATTTACAGGGATTTAATGCTTGACACTTCATACACTAATACACATGTTTTCACTCAACTCTTTAAAGAACCTGATAGGTTTCAGGGTGATGAAGCATTTGCAGAAGGTTTAGTTAACCGATTATCGATTCTATCTTCTGCACCAACAATTCAAAAAGATACTGGTTCTGCACCTTTTGTAAGAACTAGTGTTTTCGGTGGAGGAAATATAGAAGACCATATATGGAGTTTTTCAGGAATTTCTTCACCTATTCCAATACTAGAACAAAATTCATATGGTTCAGGTGTGACAATTACCACACCACCTATTAGTGGAACTGCAAACTTTGACGGAACAGTTCGTTCTGCACCATTAATT